ACACGCAAGCACCAGTGGGCACAACTTTAGCTCTATTAGAAAGATCAACCAAGGTTTTATCAGCTATACATAAAAGACTACACGCTGGTCAGAAAAAAGAATTTAAATTATTATCTAAAATATTCGCAGATAGCTTGCCCCCTGAATATCCCTACATGACGGCTGATGGCAATCTCCTAGTAAAAGCGCAAGATTTTGATGATCGTGTCGATGTAATTCCAGTCTCTAATCCTGATATTTTTTCAACTACCCAAAGAATTACTATGGCACAAGAAATGATGCAACTTGTGCAATCAAATCCAAGCATACATGGGGCAGGCGGTATTTACGAAGCCTATCGTAGGATGTATTCCGCTCTGGGTATGGATAATATTGATCAGTTATTGGTAGCGCCACCATCAAATGAGCCAAAACCTATGGAAGCAGGTAATGAAAACAACATGCTTTTGATGGGTCAGCCAGCACAAGCTTTCCCCCAACAAAATCACGATGCCCATATTGCATCACACATGAGTTTACTGAATACCCCACCAGTGCAATCCAATGCGCAAGTGCAAGCTTTGATTCATGCACACATTATGCAACATTTACAAATGAAAGCAGAGAATCTTGGATTAGCGCAAATGCCACCAGAAGTAAAAGCACAATACGATCAACTCAATGTGCAAGCACAACAGCTTCCAGCTGGTGAGTCTGATGTTGTAATTCAACAAGGTGCTGATCTTCTGGCACAATTCAGTTCGCCAATTCTATCGGAATTAGTTGCTGATTATACATCTCGAATCAGCGCCCCATCTGATGAAGATCCTGTCGTAACAATCAGAAAACAAGAACTTGCATTACGGGGACAAGAGCTTAGCCTAAATCAACAGCAGTTTTTAGCAGAAGAGGAGCGCAAACGTCAAGACGCAGTACGTCGAGATGAGATTGACCGTGAACGTATAGAGTCGCAAGAAGATATTGCAGATATGCGTGACGCTACTGCAAGAGCAAGATTAGAACAACAGCGTCAACTAAAATTGCAAGATATGATTAACAAACGCAATAATTAGTGTAATATTACAAACATGATTAAAAGAACTAAAGCAGAAAACCTTTCACAACCTAAAGTTTTGGATAATAAAAACGGTTATTCCAACAAAGGTAATGTGCCGTACAGCAAAAAAGAAAGTTTTGATGCAAATGTGAATCCGCAACCTGGTATGGGTAAAGGTAAGTCCAGAGGCGTTGGTATTGCAGAGTCAGGTACCAAATTCTCTGGAGTATACTAATTGTCTGTTATTTGGTTACGAGATAAATTGGTTAGACATCTTGAAGAACGTAAACAAGATGTTACAGATACAATATTGGCTGGTGTAAAAGACATCAACCAATATGAATTTCTACGTGGACGCTACAGCTCTCTAGTCGACTTAGAAATGGAACTTAGAGAGCTGCTAGGAAAAGTTATTGAAGATGACGAAAACGACGAACAAGGTGATAGTACCTGACCACGTTGCAAAACAAGTCGAAGCACAAAATAAAGAAACTGGAGAAAAAGTGGATGAGGCTTATGTCCCAGAAGCTTCTAGAGTTTTAGATCCCACATTATTAGATAAATCCATAATAGAGCGCATGCCTCAGCCTACAGGATGGCGCATTTTGATTTTACCTTTTCAAGGCAAAGGCGTTACTAGCGGTGGTATTCATCTAATACAATCACATGTAGATCGAGAAAGTTTAGCAACGGTGTGCGCTTATGTGGTACGCATGGGTCCTAGTTGTTACAAAGACAAAAAGTTTGAAGGAGAATCCTGGTGTCAGGAAAAACAATGGGTATTGATTGGTCGGTACGCTGGCGCACGATTCAAGTTAGGTGATGATGCCGAGTGCAGAATTATCAACGATGATGAAGTGATTGCTACTATACATGATCCAACCGATATCGTTGCAGTATAGGAGTAAAAATGGCTGAAGAAGCAAAAAACGAAGAAAATATTGAGGAAGGTCAAATAGTAGAAGTTGAAGAGCCTCAAACCGAGTCGCAGGAAGTAAGTGAGCCTGAAGTAGAAGCACAAGCTGAAGAGCCTGTAGAAAAAGAAGAAGAAAACCCTGAAGAGTTAGAAGATTATTCTGAGCGTGTGCAAAAAAGAATTTCTAGTCTCACAAGAAGATTGCGCGAAGAGGAGCGTGCTAAAGAATCAGCGCTTACTTATGCACAACAACTGCAAGAGCAGAACAAACAGTTATCTGTGCGCAGTAACACTTTAGATAGATCCTACTTAACAGAAGCTGAAAACCGACTAAAATCACAAAGGTCACAAGCTACCGCAGCTCTAAAAGCTGCACATGAAGCGCAAGACTATGACAAAGTAGCTCAAGCCCAGGATGTTTTAGCAAAGATAGCGGTTGAAGAAAGCCGTGTTAAACAATCGCAGATACAACAAGAGGCTGTTGCTAACCAAGAACAGACAGAACAGGCACCTGTAGCGCCACAACCTATAGCACAACCTGATCCGAAGGCTCAAGATTGGGCTGATAAAAACACTTGGTTTGGTGAGGATGAAAGCATGACATTAACAGCTTTTAATATTCATCGTAATCTTGTGGAAAATGAAGGATTTGATCCTAGCTCAGATGAGTATTATACTGAGGTTGATAAAAGAATAAGGAGTGAGTTTCCACATAAGTTCGAATCACCAAAAAAGCCACAGCAACGTGTTGCTTCAGCAGGTAGGGTAGATACAAATACTAGTGGAAAAAAACAAGTTAGACTGACACCATCAGAAGTACAGATGGCTAAAAAACTTAACGTACCTCTTAATGAGTACGCAAAATTTGTAAAAAGGTAAATGATGGAAAGAGATAAAGAAGGGAAATTTATAAGTAACAGAGCTTCCCACTCTGCTGATACTCGTGAAGCTAGTGCTGCACGCAAACCTTGGGCACCCCCAAGTATGTTAGAAACCCCACCTAGTCCTCCAGGATATGTATATCGCTGGATTAGAGCCGAGGTTTTGAATGAAGATGATAAAAAAAATGTCATGTCTAGAATGCGCGAAGGTTTCGAACTTGTGCGTTCTGATGAGATAGGAGATTTTGATTTACCATCAATTCAAGACGGTAGACATGCAGGAGTAGTTAGTGTTGGTGGTTTATTACTAGCTAAGATTCCAGAGGAAACAAGAAACGAACGTAACGCCTACTACCAGAATAGAACTGAGTCAGCTCAACAAGCGGTAGATAACGACCTCATGAAAGAATCCGATGCTCGTTCTCCAATTATGTCTCCAAGGAGAACTTCTAATGTTACATTTGGAGGCGGTAAAAGAAAATAAATTAACTTTAAGAGGTAATTATTATGGCAAATTCAGATGCCCCTTTTGGGTTTAAACTTGTAGGATCGCTGGGTAGTGGTGGACAGAATAATTCTGTGCATGAATACAACATCGAGTCAGGTTCAACCCAAGGTATATTTTCTGGAGATCCAGTGAAGTTGTTAACTGGTGGTTTCATCGACGTAGCCGATGCCGCTGGCGACACAAAAATCTTAGGAATTTTCAGAGGATGTAAATTCGTTAATTCAAGTAGCAAAGAAGTAGAATTCTCTGCTCATTTCCCTGCGGCCCAAACAGCCACAGGAGATATTGTAGCCTTTGTTGAGGATAACCCATTAAATCTATACGAGGTTCAATGTACAGGTTCTCTAGCTAGAACTGATATTGGAGCTAACGTAGATATAGCATACACAGCTGGTTCCACATTAAGTGGACAATCGAAAGCTGAAGTAGCAAGTTCTTCTGGATCTGCTACTGCAAACTATAGAATAGTAGGCATTTCAAAAGATTCAGAAAATAACGAACTTGGTTCGGCAAATGTAAATGTGATCGTTAAAATAAACGAGCATGCTTATGAACAAACAGCAGGTGTATAAGGAGTAAATCATGGCAATAAATAGAGCACAATTAGCAAAAGAGTTAGAGCCAGGTTTGAACGCCTTGTTCGGAATGGAGTATGACCGTTATGATAACGAGCATGCTGAAATATACGAGGAAGAATCATCAGACAGAGCTTTCGAAGAGGAAGTAATGATTGTTGGTTTTGGTAACGCCCCAGTAAAACCTGAGGGTGAAGGCGTTTCATTTGACAATGCAAACGAAGGCTTTACAGCAAGATACGAGCATGAAACAGTTGCTCTTGCTTTCGCTTTAACAGAAGAAGCTGTTGAGGATAATCTGTACGATAGACTAGGTTCTAGGTATACTAAGGCATTAGCTAGAAGTATGGCTAACACCAAGCAAATCAAAGCAGCTAGCGTTTTAAATAACGCTTTCTCAAGTTCATTCCCAGGTGGTGATGGAGTTTCTCTAATTAACAGTTCGCACCCACTTTCAAGTGGTGGTAATGCTGCTAATAGAGCATCTACATTCGCTGATTTGAATGAAACTTCTATAGAAGATGCACTTATTAGAATCTCTACACAATCAGATGATAGAGGTCTTAATATAGCACTACAAGGTGTTAAATTAGTTGTTCCACCACAATTACAATTTGTGGCAGATAGACTATTAAGTTCACCAGGTAGAGTTGGTACATCAGACAACGATATTAACTCCGTTGTAAACCAAGGTATGTTACCTGAGGGATATGTAGTAAATCATTATCTTAATGATCCAGATGCATACTTCTTCTTAACAGACGTGCCTGACGGATTTAAATATTTTGTTAGATCACCACTTCAAACATCTTTAGAAGGTGACTTTGATACTGGTAACATGAGATACAAAGCTAGAGAGAGATATTCTTTTGGATTCTCGAACTGGAGATGTGTCGACGGTTCCCAAGGAGCGTAAGCGATCTAAAACCGAAGGGCCCTTAGGGGCCCTTTTTTATTTGCCTAAAATATTTCTCTAGGTTATCATTTAGTAGTTAGTTGATGAGGCGCAATGATGCGTTCCATTTAAATAAAGGAGTTCATAATGGCTAACCCACATTTCCAAAATTTAATATTGTTTGCAGGTAACTCTGTAGCAACTAAATCCAAAAAGGATTTACCTATGTTTCAACCATATCCGTCCGATCAGACTTTTTATGGTTATTTCAACGATTTTATGAATTATGTTGCGTCCGACTGGACCATCACATCAACAGATGGTGGTGGCGATAGCGGCGAGGTAATTCAAATAACTAGCGGCGCTGGTGGCCAATTAATTATTACTACCAATGATGCCGACAACGACTCTGAAGAACTACAGTTAAAAGGCGAGTCCTTTTTGATAAACGGTTCGAAAAGAGCGTTCTTTTCTATTAGATTTAAACTAAGCGATGCAACTGAATCTGATGCCTTAGTTGGTTTAGCGATAACAGATACTACCGCTATTGATGGTGTCAGCGATGGCATATTTTTTACTAAAGATGATGGTGATACCAACTTAGACTTTGTAGTCGAAAAAGACTCTACAGAAACGGAAAGTGCTGGCATACACACAATGGTTAATGATACTTTTGTGACTGCATCATTCTTTGTAGATCCTAATGCAAGTCAAGTATTTTATGCTATCAATAACGCAGAACCAGTAGGGGTTGTTAACACAAACTTACCTGATAATGAAGAACTTACAGTTACTCTTGCCATTCAAGCAGGAGAAGCCGCAGCTAAGAGTTTAGTTGTTGATTACGTAAGTGTTATGGTAGAAAGATAATGGCAGATACAGTAACTTCTCAAACAATTCAGGACGGTCAACGTAAAGCTGTCCTGAAGTTTACTAACGTATCAGATGGTACAGGTGAGAGTGCTGTTGTAAAAGTTGATGTCTCTGCATTACAAAGTTCAGCTGATGGTAGTGCTTGTACTGGTGTGACTATACAAAGAATATACTGGGCTTGTCGTGGGATGGGTGTAAATTTATTTTTTGATGCTACCGCCAATGTTTTAATAACAGGTTTGCCTGCTGATAGTACAGGTGATGAGTATTATGATAACTTTACTGGCATACCAAATAATGCAGGTAGCGGTAAAACAGGTGATATTTTATTTACAACTGTCGGTCATTCTTCTGGTGATACATATTCAATAATTCTAGAACTGGTAAAAGAGTATAGCTAGATAATATATGAGGTTTAACGATGGCGGCTCCTAGCAGAAAACGCTCAAAGATGCCGCCTCGTAACAAAAAGAATTTTAGACCTACCAGCAAAGGAGCTGGTATGACAAAAGCGGGTGTAGCTGCATACCGTAAATTAAATCCTGGTAGCAAGTTAAAAACAGCCGTTACAAAAAAGAAAAATTTAACAAAAAAAGAAAAAGCTAGAAGAAAATCTTTTTGCGCTCGTTCAGCAGGGCAAATGAAAAAATTTCCGAAAGCTGCTAAGAACCCTAATTCTAGACTAAGACAGGCTAGAAAGAGATGGAGGTGTTGATATGTCTTTATGGGAAAGATTGTCAGGCTTCTTTGGATGGATTAAAGTAAGAGCACGTGACGAAGATGGTCGTTATGTAGCGGATGATAAATCAACCGCTAAAAACGAAGCATACGAATATAAACGTGTTAGTGCTGAAAAGAAACCAAAAAAGCGTGGCAGAAAAAAGAAAGTTAGTTAGTGTACGAGTATAAATGTAAAGTGACACGAGTTGTCGATGGCGACACAATAGATGTAATATTAGATCTAGGTTTTTCTGTGCTCCATAAATGTCGTGTCCGTTTATACGGTATTGATACACCAGAGTCTAGGACAAGAGACTTAGATGAAAAAGCTCTAGGTTTGTTAGCGAAAGACTTTTTACAAAATAAAATAGCTGCTGGTGAAAATATTATTTTACGTAGTGAGTTAAAAGACTCTAAGGGTAAATATGGTCGAGTTCTAGGTTCAGTAATTGTTGATGGGGTAGATATAAATTTATTAATGGTTGAAAGTCATCATGCAGTAAAATATTATGGACAGAGTAAGGAAGTAGTAAGAATGGCACATGCAGCTAACAGACAAATACTTATAGAAGACGGTATTTACGTTCCAACAAAAGATTATGTCTAGTAATATCAGAGATTTAAATAAAGTTATAAAAGCTTTGGAGAAAGCTAGCAAGACACATGCACGACAAGCTAAAATGTTAGATAAGATAGTATCTGATCAAAAAAAATTACTAAGAAAAAATGCCCCTAAAAAAAGGAAGTAGTCAAAAAACTATATCCGCCAACATTCGCACATTAAAACAAGAAGGCCGTCCACAAAATCAAGCAGTAGCTATTGCTTTGTCAAAAGCAGGCAAAACAAAAAAAATGTCTAGAGGTGGCAAGGTTCGAGATCCTAAAGTAGGTACAGGCAGAAAACCTAAAGGTTCAGGTAGAAGACTATATACAGATGAAAATCCTAGAGATACTGTTTCAATCAAATACGCTACACAACAAGATGCTAGAGATACTGTCGCAAAGGTAAAACGTACAAAGAAACCTTTTGCTCGGTTAATTCAGATCTTAACAGTGGGAGAACAGCGATCAAAATATGGAGGCAAACCTAAGCAAGCTGAGATATTCCGTAGAGGCAAA